AAGGGCACCAATGGCAATATACTTAATCTGTGCTAGATTCTTTTCTATACTGGCCATGGCTTTGGATAGATCATTAGCTGATTTACGAAGCTCTTTAATATCATCTTCATGGTTGTCTGCTTTAATCTCAAGACGTACTACTCTATTTTCTAGTTGGTCGGACATAAGATTATTCTTGTAGTTGAGTAGGTTCTTCAATAATTAAAGCAAACTGTTGTTGTAGTTTTTGTAGCAATGGATATGCTCCTGATTCAGTAGGTAGCTGTCCTACTACACGGAGAATAAATGCTGCTTCTTGGTCTTCTAATGTAAATGTTTTCATATTTTTCCTTGGTTACTAACGGCGTTAACTCGCCAATGAATACAAGAAATTACATTATTTTGGCCATCAATTGAAGGAATACAATCTAATGAATCTATTACCCATGTATAAATATTTGTCATAATTACCCTCTAAATATTATTGATTTCACAGTACCTGAACCCAATGTAACAGGTGCTCCAGTAATGTTTTGAAAATATACGTTTACAGTATTTGCAGAAACAACAATAGACGTTAAAGCAATTCCTGATGCGTTTACGCTAAATGAAGATGAACAAACATCGCCAAGTTTTGCTCCAGGTACTGTAACTGTTGCTGTTGATGTTGTTCCCCCAGCTATAGTTCCAGGAGAATAAGACAAAGTACCAGTTAAATATCTAAGATTTGTAGCTACGCTTACTATGTTTGATACATAAGAATTTACTCCAGCATCATTAAAATAACCAGAAGTTTGCAATCTATTGTATCTTGCATTTATAGCGGTATTGTTTTTAGAATTTGTATCTAAAATAATGGTTTGATGACTACCACCATCAAGAACACAATTACTAGAGCTGGTTCCAAAATTAACAATACTTGATGAATCACATTTTCTTAATTCAACATTAGAACCTAAAATATAAACGTCTGCTATGGTATTTACTTCAAAATCTGTACCCATAAATAAATCCGCACTACAGTCGGTTAAGCCATAAACACCATAGCTTGAACATCCTTCAGAAGTTCCACCTAAAAATATATTTCCCAAAGTATTAGAAAGTTGTATTCCAATAGAAGGGCCTTCAACAACTGGATTTATAAACGTACAATAGCTAGTAGTTTCTCCTGCATTTCTTTGTCCTAAATTAATGCCGATAGCTGGTTTTGCACCTAAATACCAACCGCTTTCGTTTACAGATACAGTAATATTAAATACAGAAGCAACTGAAAATTGAGTATAAAACCCTGCATAGGTTGTACCAGCACCTTTAATGTTAAAAGTTAAATTGCTGTGATGAACTGACCTTAAAAATACACCATTATTAGCTGTTGATGGGCAATTAACAATAAAGTCACCCATTGTTACATTGTAAATAAGGGCTGAATTACCAGCATCCAAAATAACAGCATTACCAGTTCCTGTGTATTGAAGAATAACTTCTCCTTCAGATTGAATAACTGCATTTTGAATAGCCCAATTTGGGCTAGTGCTATACACATAAGTACCAGCAGGAAACAATAAAATAGAAGGGATTGATTGTGATGCAATATATGCTCTAGCAGCAGCTAAAGCAACAGTATCGTCTGTTACGCCATCGCCAATAGCACCAAAATCTTTAACGCTAACAGTTTCAGATAATTTTTGATTAATTGGTCTATTAATTACGCCTGTTGGCGTAGAACCGCCATTCATTAAATCATATTTTGGTATTAAAGTTGTCATTTTTTGCCTGTTTAGTAATTAAGATAATCTTATTACACTCCATAAGACTGTATTAGTTGCCCCTGATGTTTGTGTAACTTGAACATTTAATCCTGAAATGCTAATAGTGTTATTTGTTGCTGCTTGTAAGGTTGTTAGTCTAGCAACACCGCCATCTGTAGTTACTAATGCTACTGCGCTGTAATTTAATGGAGCGGAAGAATTAATATCAGCAGTAACAATGTAAGACCCTAATGTTGTTCCTGGCAAAGTAAAAATAGTACCTGCCGTTGCGTTTGCAACAGAAATAGAACCATTAGCTGATGAAAATTTACCAGCCGAAATTACAGCATTATTTGATATAGAACCAGAAGTGCTTGTAGTGCCAACTAATAAATTAGTACCATCAAAACTTAAACCAGAACTAGAACTAAATGCTCCTGTTCCATTACCATAAGGAATATAACCAGCAGTAAGGCTTGTTAAGCCTGTGCCACCATTAGCTACTGGAAGAGTTCCCAATAAAGTCAATAGTTGAGCGTTAGTAGCTACTGTTTGAGCAGATGCTCCATTACCATAAACAAAGCCAGTTAATGTGCTTGTAATTGGGGCAACACTAAATGTTTGTGCTTGGCTAAATGTATTTACTTCATCTAGTTTTGGAAAATCATTTAAAGAAGCAGCAACTAAACGAAGAGATACTACTGCACCTGAAGAAAATGCAGTTCCTGCTGTTCCATCTTGCCCACGAACAATAGTAAATGTAGTTCCTGAAACTGCAGTTACTTTAACAATCTCAATAGTTGTTTGAGTAGCAGCATCAGCTAATGTGCAATAAAAATATTGTGAGCCTGTAGGAACTGGAAAGCCTGTCGCAGACGTAACTGACATAGTTGTAGCTACGTTAGTAAGACTACTACTTAAAGTGGTGTTACAATTGTTAGCGAAGAGCATATTAGGCATATATATTTTCTACAAAAATAAATTCAACAACATCACCAGCGTTTAAACCAGAATTAAATGTAATAATAGATGTAGATGTTTCTATATAATTGAAACCTATAATTTGTTTACTACCGTTTACAAAAACGGATAGTGCATTATACCCTACTAAATAAGTAAAAGAAGATAGAGTAAATATTGTTTGTGCTTGTGTGGCTACTTGATATTCTTGAAATATAGTAACAGTATCTTTACTAGAAGCAAATAAATTTAAACTACCAGCAGTAATCCGTAATTCAACATTATCACTAATATTAAATATTTGTGGTTGCGTTCCTTCTTGTCCTCTTACAATAGTTAAAACATCTCCAACACGTGCCGTACATTGTACAATTTCAGCTATTTCAGGATTATTAATCTGAATTAGTGTTAACATAAAATAGTTACCACCAGTAGGCTGTGGGAAGTACTGACCTGTTCCTGCAGTAAGTTGTAGAATAGTATCGGGAGGCGTAATAGCTCTAGCTAGTGCGGTAGAAGCATTGTTTGTAAATAAAGGACGTGACATTGAATTATCCTACTGTAATAGTGTTTACTAGGAAGCCATTAACTAACCTGTTAGAGCTATAGACTTTAATGAATTGATTCTGAGGCTCTGGTCTTGTCCATGGAGGTGCTTGGTAGTCTGCAACACCTCGTACAAAATCCTGTGGTTGTCTTGGTTCCCAGCAGCGTTCATCAACCATAAAACCATCCCAGCGTTGACGAAGCTCTGTATTCTTAACTACACGACCACACGACTCACAAAGACATTTCCAAAGACCTCTGACATAGTTTGATTGATAACTCATAGGTTATACCAGATTAGAAGCGTAGACTGGGAGATCACCAACACCTACATAGGTATTAGTTAATGAAGTAGTAATCGTCATTTCTAGACGATAAGTTACTTCAGTTAGTCCACCAATAATTCTCTGAGACGCTGTCTTATTAGCAATAATAGGAGTAGCCTGAAGGATTGCTGATGGGTTAGGGTCTACACCGTCCATAACAATAACGGAACAATCTGCCGTTAGAATAGTCTCATTAGGTGCAAGAACTTGAGTAAAATCAAAAGTGAATAATTCACTCTCAGTAGTAATCTTGTAAGAAAATGACTCAGCCATTAAAGTTTCCGATATAACATTATAACACGATTTTTAACAAAAATCAAAGTCTTTTCAGCCTTGTCGACTAAAATATCTCTGTCTTTAATTACCATTATCATAAGCTTCTTAGGCCCAACAATAAAAGTAAACTTAGCAACTGCGCCAAACTTCTGGACAAATGCTGGATATAGTTTAACTGTTATATGATTAACTACAGACAATAACTTTTCTATTAATCGAGAAAGAGTTGCAGTGTGTGTAGAAACAACACTTAACAGTTTTAACATTGCTTTAGTTAGACTAGTCGTAGAGCTAACTACAGTTTGTAAAGTCTTGTAAAAGAAAAACTGTACAACAATAACAACTGTACTTGAAATACTAGTTATAACTCTTTTACCTATTTGTTTAAGGACAGTAACTAAGTTACTTACTGCTACAGATAATGTCTTAGGTATTAACTTAAACAGACTAGCTGTTGAAGTAATCAGAGTTGAGTAGGTACGGCTAATTGCCCTACCAATGGTTATTGAGCTCACTACTGTTCTTGATAAAGCTACTAAGTGTATTGCTATATCGCTAAGCACCACAATAATGTGCTCAACAACAGTAGTCATAATCTTACTTATTGCTTTGCCAATAGTCACAAGGCTATTAACTGTTACAGCTAAAAGCTTAATTGGTAGTTTAACCAATGTAGCTACAGATGTAGAAATAACACTTAATAGTTTTGTTGCTGACTTGATAATGCTTGCTGTACTCGTAGAAGTTACAGTCAAAGTTCTGAACCTAGATACTAACTCTTTTATTGTTGCTAAACTGCTAGACAAATAAGTCAGTGTCTTTGCAGCACTCTTAGTAATTGTCGCAGTAGATGTAGACAAGATTGTCTTAATTACCGCAATAGCTCTTTTTATAGTAACTGTCGAAGTAACAGCATAAGTTAAAGTTCTAAACAAACTTTGAAGCTTATTAATTGTTACTGTCGACGTTACTGCGTAACTAAGTGTTCTTAGCAACGCTAATACTTTAGTTATAATGCTAGTGCTAGTAGAAGTAACTATCAATGTAGGCGTTAACGTAATGTTATCGCTTGCATCAATTGCTACTCTATCTATACTAGAACCATTTATTGACATTAACTAAACTGAACTTTAAATGTAAACTGAATTGAATCGCTAGTATTCAATGGAATGCCTGTAAAGTCACCTTTAATAAATAAATTGCCAGAGGTTGAAGCATCAAACAAACCAGCATTAGTGATTGTCTCACTTGTACCAGCAGTCTGTGTACCTACAACTTGGAATGTGTCGTTTGTTGTGGATGTTGTAACTTGAGAGGTGGTTCCACTAACACGTGGTGTTACCTCTGTAAACAAAGTCGTATCAGTTGCACCAGTCGTACCGGCACCAGTTCCCCAAGCAACATAGCTGGGAGTGGTACCACCACTATTAAGGCGGCTAGTAACGATAGCACGTCCTGTATTAACTAAGAGTGTAGCCATTTTTTAATTCTCCAAATAAAACGTTTGATTGGGTTTTTGTGCCAATAATCTATAACGCCTAATTCAACTACAGTACCATCCGCACGGATAACCGTAGCGGATAGGTGTAGTTCTTTAGCGTTGCTATTTGCAACCTGCATTACTGAACGCCTTGTTTAACCAGTTCAAGTACTACGGAGAACACCAAAGGTGTTGTTCCTAATGTAGTATTATATCCAGTAGTTGTTAAAGCAATACGACCAGTAGGACTAGGTGCATTGTTTTGTAAACCACCAAAGTTCCAGAAGCTCATCTTACCTCGACCAGCTACAGGGATAATATCTACTTGAGTACTACCATCCCAAAGCAATCTAACTTCTAGTGGATCAGAAATAGAATAATCAAGATGATCAATTCTAAATCCTGTAGGAATCAAAGCATAGTTAATTGGATCAACAATAATAATACTACCAGCTACTAATGAGAAAGTTAATGAACTACCAGTTGCTGTAGCAGCTACGTTCATTGTTACTTGTGTTGTACTGTTTACAACAGCAACATAAGCATTCGCAGGTATTCCAGTACCTGTAACACCCTGACCAACAGTTGGTGTTAAACCACCAGCGGTGAATGTAATAACTTTAGAGTTAATAGTAGTAGCACCAGATGAAGCAGTGCCTAATGTGCCAGAAGCAGCTACGTTAGATGTATCTAATACTCCAGTAACTTTAACGACGGCATTTCGATTGCCATCCATAATAATTTGAGTGTTAACGACGTTAGCCATGTTAACCTCCTAATTAGTAAGTTGCTGAGAATAGAATAGAAACTTGCCAAACACCTGAAGTTGCGCTAACAATAGCGTATACAGAAGAGTCAGTAGTTGTTACAGTGCCGAGGGCAGTGCTATCTACATCATTAACAAAGTTTGCATAACCACTTGCTAAGCTATATGCGTTAACATATTCTGTAGCAGTAGCTGTGCTACCCAACGATAACGTTGCGGAAGCAATTGGTGCACCATTGACAATGAAACCAAGGATGCGGGAATTTTTAGGGATTTTAGCAATCTCTGTGTAACCAGACATTGTAGAATCTACTTGAACAGTTTTAACTAGTCCTAGTTTTGTATCACGAAATAAAGAGGCCATTATAAATCCTTTTAATTAATATTGTGGGGTGAAACTAGAAGAGGGGGCTTTTGACCCCCTCATCTTAAAAAATCAAGGGCCGTTAGAGCCGAAGATAGCACGTGGATCGGTCCAGCCGAATGAATAACGCTCGTAACCTTTTGCCTTAGCATTCATGGTATCGAAATCATTATCTTGATCGAACTGTACACCAACACGCTCATAATACTTCATACCATCACGTACGTTAGTACGGATGAACCAAGCATGAGGAGATGTGAAGTAATGGTTAACAACTGCACCACCTGGGAATACATTGTTAGCACGCAAGATGTTTAAATCGTTGTTGCCGTTGGTAGGTTGGTTAGTTGATTTAAGGATACGTCCAGCATTGTAGATCTCTTGACGAGCAATGTGTAATGATTTAGGCATTACATTGATCAAGAGGCCTCGGTCATCCTGGAAACCCATCAAAGCGATTGTTGCATCTTCCAAAGAAGCTTCGGAGAGGTCAGCATCAACTGTTAACTTGTTAGCGAATGTACCGCCAGAAGTATTAGGATGTGCTGTGGAGCAAAGAGCTACGCCATCACCACCAGCATACTGTAGGTTGGTACCTGTAGTAAATGCACGGTTGTAAATGTTAGCAGCAACGTTTTCTTTCGTTTGACGGAAAGACATTGCTAATGCACCAGAACGCTTCTTAGAGACTTGCTCATACAAATTGTCATCCAACTCTTCTTTAGTTACGATGTAACCAAGAGCGTATGCAATGTGTGTGTAGCGGGTTGTGAAACCTTGAATCTCTGAATCGTAAGTAGTACCAGCGCCTTCAGCTTTTTGTGGAACGAGTCCGAAGCCAGTTAACTGGACATCTTCTTCGTAGTTTTGATGTGATGATTCTTTATCAAAGAGTGAAGAATATTCTTCTGGATGCTCTTCGTAGACTTGGCCCCACCAAGCTTTAATACCAGGCCATAGGGCCTTAGGATGGGTACCGGTTGTGATTACGCCTGCCATGTTTTTATTCCTTTAGTTATTAAGCTGTGCCTTGGGCTTGCTTGTATTGGTGACGATTAAAGATAACTTGAACGTTATCATATGCACCAACTGCGTTATCAGGACGTTGCGATACGCCAATGATAGTCAGAGGCAATGCCAAAGAACCAGTTGTACCCTGAGCAATAATACCAGAGCTATTCAAGACAGTGCTTGATAGTGGGCTAGATTGTGACAAAGTGGTTTGGTTAGCTGTAATAGACATAGGTGCATTAGAACCTACGTTAGCAGCTGAAGCACCAGTAGCATCAGTTTCAATTTCAAAGATGATGTTAGGATCTGTTACTACAACAGCATATTGTAAACCAGAACTTACTGGATAGTAGATTTGGTTCAAAGCAAGGGTTGTACCTTGGAGTGATACACCGTAATTAGCTACACGGAAACCAACGATAACGCCAACAGGGATATCAGTAGTAGCAGCTTTAGTTACGTATGCAGTGCCGTTCGTGTCGGAACCACCAGCAAGCTTTACAACATCGCCAATGGCGTAGCTGTTAGAAGCATCGTTAGCGATAGCGAAAGTCTGGCCTTGTTGGTTCCAAGTTCCACCGGTAATAGTACCGATTGGGCTTAGACCACGAGGGGCGTTTGTATTTGCCATTTAAAGTCTTTCAATAAGATTAGTATTAATATTTAATGCCTGCATTATAGAATCCAGTGGTATCAACTCCTGAACCACCTTTACCTCTACGAATGGAAGCATCTGTTTTGTCATTGCGTGATTGGATATCAGCTTGATCTTCGTCCCACCATTCTTCTTTAATCTTTAACAAGATCTGTTTGACTGGTTGACCCATATCATTCTTACTACCAATAACACTTACTCTATCTCCAAGATCGACGTTTGTATTTGTAACGTTCGATGCAGCATATCCTACCTCTGAGGGAGAGACAAATTCCCAGCCAGCGTCAAGAGCCGCTTGAATGCGACCCGGCTCATCATTAAAGAAGTACAAGTGATATCCTGTAATAAGATTTCCTACTTGCAACTTACCACGTGTCCCGTTAAACGCCCCACGATTGCGACGTACCGGTTTCTCATTAGACACAGTGGGTGTCTTGACTTCTTCTTGTTGTTCCTTAACAGTGGTTGTATTTGGATTAATAAACTCACCGACTGCTAGTTTTTTATCTGTTGCCATGATTGTCTTTCTCTCTTGTTTATTCTGACCAGTCGTATTCAGCGACATAGGCTTCTTTACTCTTAATTAAACCCTGCTTAAGAAAGCGGTCGCAAGCGGCCTTAGCTTCTGTAGGTAGGTTCTCGTATGATTTCTTAGCAGAGCTAGGGCGACCAGAGGTTGTCGTAGCAGCAGATCCATCCATAGGATTAGATCGTTTCTTTTTACCAAAGCGTTCTGGGAACGTGGTAGCTAATTCTTCATCTAACTTGTCTAGGAATGCCTTACCTTTAAGGGTAGGGAACTCTTCGGTAATAGACTTACCAATTGTATTTGTGATGTCTGTAATTCGTTTGTCTTGACCAAACCAATCATTACGATCTAACCACGCTTGTAGATTCTCATCTGGCTGTGGTGGTGACTGTACTGCTGGTGTTGGTTCACGAGTAGCTTCGGCACGGGCCTCAACTACATCCTGTTTAATCAAGTCCATGGCATCATCAATCTCAACAACACGATCGCCATCTCCACTGGAGACTGCATCACGCTTTGCTTGTTTCAATTGAACTAACTGACCTTCCAGTTCTTTTGCCTTACGTTCATACTGTTCCTTTTGGAACTTCTGGAACTCACGTGCAGTAGATCTTGCTTCTTCAGCAATACTACGTGCCTCTTTAAGTTCCTTGAGCAGCTTCTCGTTGTTCTTCCTAAGGATAGGCATAATCTCTTTGCCACGACGGACAAAGGTTTCAGCATCTACCCAATCAGATTCATTACCACGATAGTCTTCTTTAGCAACCCAACCCTGTGCGCCAGCTTCAGCAGCATAGTCAGGTGTGTTGGAAGTCTGTTGTGGTTCAACGTTGCTAGGCTCTTGTTGATTGTCAATTACATCATCACTCATCTTATTCCCTTACTTAAATGTGGATCAACTAAGTCCATGTCTGGATCTAAGATACCAGTCAAGTCATCATCGTTAATCATTCTATACTTAGCGCCGTCTTTACCGACGTACATTAAACCTGCATACTTAGCCATGATTACTTTGTCACCCTGTTTAACAGGACACTCAGCATAGCTACTAAAGGCTTCTGGGCCAACAGCTACGATCTCACCAGTTGTATTACCTAACTGCTCACGTTCACTCATACCCTCTGTAGAGACTATGATACCGCTTGCTGTTTTATTAACTACAATCATTGGCTTAATCAGTACTCGATTTAATAAGGGTGTTATCCCTGTAGTATTACTCATCTATCTCCCCTTAAACTTTCCATCAGACCTTCATAGTCAAGAGCAAGGATCATACCAACAGCTGCAATACGACCACGAACATTACTGTCGTCGTCTGTACCACCTACTAGCATCTCTTTTAAATACTCTCTATCATTGAAGAGAGCCTTCATGAAGGCCCCCGTGATCGGATGTTGTTTCCAGTCCAGGAATTCCGGTTCTGTTACAACGCTCAAATTACTCTCCTGTTGGTTCCGACGGTGTGTCTTCACCTTCCGTTAACTTCATCATAAGCTCAATTGAAGACATGATGCCTTCGTTCTTTGCTTTCATTGCAGCAATCTGGGAATTGATTAACTGGATTTCTTGTCCTGTACGAACACCACCAGCTTCTTCTAATGCCAGTAAAGCTTCTGCCTCTAACTTGTGAATCTTAGCTTCGTTTAGCTTAGCTGTATCCATAAGCTTCAATACACCAAGTTTCATCTGCAACTGTTGGTCCGCTTGTTTGATCTGGGACTTCATTTGCTCAACCTGTAACTTCTCAGGAACAGGAGGTTTAATTGCATTAGGACCTTTTGGATCCGGCAGCAATGATTCTAACTCAGCAACCTTCCAGGCTTTAGCATACATGATCTGCGCTTGACGAATGTTAACGCCAGGAGTCGTAGTAGCTAACTGTAGGATTGCTTGTGCCTGTTGCATCTTCTGACTATCACTAATGATGTTAGGATCTGCACTAGGACTGATATCACTTACTGGACCATTGTAGTCATCGGCAGAGATATTGAATTCACCCTTATCGGATTGGAAGTCAACTTCATCTTCGAGATACAATTGGTTAAGTCTGTATAGCTTGCGGAACTCTTGCTTAAGGCTTCTGTAAGTACGTTTAAAGATACCAGAGAAGATCTTCATTCCTTGCTCAGCCATTGTTCTTGTTGTCTCAGCTGCTGTATTCTGTCCCGGATTTTGTCCAACCAGAATATCAACTGATCCACCAATACGCTCACCGTAGTTGATAAGCATTCCAAGCAATGTAAACAGAACTTGAGAAGGCTCCCTAACAGGAAGAGGCACAATGCCTTTACGTAAATCATCACCAGTTGAATCAACGTGTTTCCATTCTAAAGGTGCAAAGTTATAATTACCACCACGCATCTTAATGCCACGGCTTAGGAACCCACCTGCTGTGTTAGACATCGTACCAGCATCAACCAGTTGGTTAATGATTGTATCGATGCTTTGATTAAGGGGTCCCAGTAGTACTCCAAATCCCAAGTCATAAAAACCGCCATCAGGTGAGGGGATAAAAGGATACTTAGTAAAGTACTGTTCAGCTTTAATACTTAAGATTTTACCAGAGTCATTACGTTCAATAGACTGGTCAAAGAACCGGGCTACAATACGTAGGACTTGTTTGGTATCACGACGTACCCATACAATGTATGGTTCGGCGTAACCGTCTTGGTCAAAGTCAATGAACTTGTGTGTCTCAAGGATTTCGTACGGTGTGCTAGAGTCTGTAGACTGTGGAGCCTCCATACCCTGAGCTTTGTTTTGTGTTAACTGCAAGTTCGATTGTGGAATCGAGACTGGAGTTACTTCAGTCATCTCACAGAACAATCCACGAGCCACTCGCTCATAGATCTCATTCTTGGTCATGTACTGCACGTGGGTAACACGTGGTGCCTGTTCAAGGGACTTAGTCCAGTAGTTAACTACCAAGTCTCTTGCAAGAATGTAATCTGATTGTGGTCTACGTTTTGTAGGATGGTAGTAGGTTTTCTTAAAGGCACAACCTACAATCGGTTGTGTGATCAAGACCCTATCAGTATCCTCTTCCCAGTCCTCATCAACTTCAAGGATCTGGTAAGACATATGATTCTCAATTCGCTCAGCTCGGCGTTCCTTCATACCATCTGGATCATCACCAATGACCCTACAACGTACTGGAGTATCACCATTAACCAGAACAGGATATGCTCTAGCATGGTACTGCAAAGCTGCAATAGTAATTAGAGGGAACTTAACGTTAGACGCATTAGGCCATGGAAAGGACTTAGCTTCGGCAACCTGTAGAGCTAGCTTCATGGACTCCTCAGTCCGCTTCTCCCAAGCTGATCTAGACATTAGATCGGCATTAAACTCTTCGTATACATCACGACCAATCTTCTGCAGATCATCTTTATCCAGAAGCTCTGCGATATTAGGACATACAACCACGTCCTCAAGTTTTAGTTTAGCTTCTAGTTTATTCATTAATATCCCGTTACGGCGTTAGCGCCTCGTCTGTCGTATCCGAACTCATGCATAGCATCTCGGTATTCTTCGTCCTCAACCTCATCATTGGTTGGGGCTTCAATAAGTTTATCAAGCATCATACCCAGATAAGCCATACAGTCTACTTGGTCATCATGCTTGTCTCTAGGGAACCTCATCATCTCATCTTCAAGTATCTGATACCAGTCAGCATTCTTATCGAACCGAACTCCCTTGGCACGCATCCTAGCTTGGATACTACGTCCTCTGGCTATCTTATCTTTACCACCATGCTTCAGTGGAACTAGGTTAAGGTAGGTATTAGTCTTGTGCATCTCTTCCCGAAGGAAAGGTCCAATAGCTTTTGAGACTTGCATCTCCTCAATACCAAAGGCCTCTGGCTTGTATAGTCTTTGGAGAGCAAGAATAGTGTCTACGATCTCCCGGCCATCTAGCCGGTCTCGTATTACATCACGGATCTGAATACGCTTGTTCTCATCCACACCAGCAACAACGAATACAGAGTAGTCAGCTTGTTGGGATTGTGAAATAGCTAAGTCAGCAGTGATGTAGTAGTTAATACGGGCAGTCTGATCATCAACCGTCAATGCGGCAAAGTCAGGCTTTTTGAAATAGGAATTCGCTTCATCAAGAGGTACGTTAAGATACTCTTGTGAGTAAACGTCAGGCATACCCTGGCGGATATACTCTTCACGTAATGCTTTAAGTTCTTCAGCACTCTTCTTTTCAGGCCACAGGATCTCTGTGAAGTCTGGGTTGTGTGCTTTGTACTTAACTGATTTCCATAAGGAACGACCAATTGAATAGGTCTTGAGTCCTTCTGTAATTGTTTTCTTGTCACTGTCTCGTGGCATTAAAGATTCAAGGAGCGAATCCATGTGTAGAATAGTTCCAACCATTCGGATAATCCCGCTATCGCTACGACAAGGCAAGAGAGCACCATAGAACCACCTTCTAAATTTCTTACGACGTTCGCTATTCATAACAGCCTCATCGTTCTCCATATCATCACATAGGATGATGTCTGGGCGGGAACCGTTCCAAATAAGACCACGAAGCTTTTGCTCTGCGCCCTTAGCAATGATACGGAACTTATCGCCATTATCAAACTCGACAATGATGTCTGACTCAGTTTCCTTGAGGAACTTGACCAGACCCTTCTCATCCCTTTTAATCCCAAATAGGGATATAAGAGTTTCATTTTCTTGTAGCTGTTGCTTAATGGATCCTAGAAACAACGAAGCTTGTGACTCCGTGTCTGATACCATCAGCATGAACTTACGCTCTCGAAATAAGAGCGTAGCCAATCCGTATCCCATCGTGACTGCAGTAGATTTCGCATGACCTCGTGGGGCGGATATAGCTACAAACTTATCTGGTGAACAACATAGATCCCACCACTCTAGGTGACAGGCTGGTGTGCTAACAGCATCACCTAGGCTGGAAGACAGTACGCTACCCATAAACCCCGCAATGGTGTCTCGGTTAACTAGCACTATCTGGCTCCACAAATCCCTCATCACAAGAGACATCTATGTCTATTACTTCATCTTGGTTAATGGCTTGCTTCAGGTCTGTCTTAGACATAGTAGCAAACTCTGCAAATTTCTTGGCTAGGAATTCTAGCTGGTTCATTGTATCAAGCTTCTCAACTTGTTGGACGGCACGTCCTTCAACTTTAAGTTTCTGATCAATCATATCAACAGCAACCTTATGGGCGTCTTTCAGGTTAACAGGCTTACGAAAGATCTCACCAGTCTTTTGGTTAAATCCGAAGTCTCCGTTAACAAGGCGATCCTCAACAGTGGTCATAGCCTTCTCTACGATCTTACCAAGGTCAGCCGACAGCTTGTCGTCTTCCTCGTCCCTGATCTGTTGGGTTAACTCTTTCCACCAAGGCTGATAACGCCAGATGTGGATGGTGTTCTTTGGGATGCCTGTGGCAGCCGCTGTCTTAACTTCAGAGCCTGTGGCTATGTAGGTAAGCACACATTCGATCTTCTGGGACTGTGCCCAGGCTTTGTTGGGTGTACCGGGCTTAGTAGACCGGCGGCGCTTAGGGGCGTTGGACAACAAGGCCAACGACGCTTTACCAAATGGTTTGTCTGTTCGTTTCATGTAACAAGGATCCTTTAACTATATGTTGCTTTTTTACAACACCCTTATATTATACCACATATTTATTGATTTGTCAATAGGTAACACAAAATAAATATATTTACAAGTAGGGGTTGACTTTAGAACAAGAATAGTATATAATAAGATTTATATAATATATAATATATATTGTTTTTAATATATATGTTTTATATATAATATATATAATATACGAGAGTAAGCTTAACGCCGACCCCCAAGGGGAGGCATAAGCCTTTTAATATAACAATATCCCCTTTGTCTAGCTCTAACAAGAGCTGTACTAAGTCGCGAGCCCTACAGGCGAGCATAGCCCTTTAAAAGCGTTTAAAGGTACCTACAAGCCCTTCCAGGTACCTATCTGATACCTAGCCCTCATCTTTAATGAAAACAGCTCTAATCGCCTTATACCCCCCTTAGTTTAGAAAACTATATAA